CCTGCCATACCCGCACAGCATCAAAGCACACTGAAAGATTATGCAGGCAATCCCTATGACCGAGGACATCTTGCTCCAGCAGGCAACAACACACAGAATGAAGAAGTGATGAGTGAGAGTTTCTTCCTATCCAACATGGTTCCACAGGTGCCCAATCACAACAGAGGCATATGGAAACAGTTGGAAACATTTGTGAGAGAATGGGTGGTAGACAATGGCATGGATCTATATGTGATCAGTGGCACAGTGTACAACAAAGAATTCAAGACCATAGGTGAAGGCAAAGTGGGAGTGCCTGATACTCTATGGAAAGTGATTATTGATAGAAAAGAAGGCAAAGCTATAGCATTCATATTTCCCAACACAGCTCTACCCGTGGAAGATCTTCCCAAATATGCTACCACAGTGGAAGCAGTGGAAAAAATTACAGGTATAAACTTCATGCCTAAGTTACCTAAAGAAAAAACCAAAATAGAAAAGACCAAACCTGATCTAAGCAAATGGCCCAAGTTGGTTAATTAGTTGTATTTTTAAAATGAAGATTATAACACCCGATTGTGATTATATTCAGGACATAGAAAAATATAAAAAAAATCTTAAGCATTTAAAACCAGGTAGTAGAGTATTAATTTTTAGATCTGATCCTGCAGGTATTTCAGAAGCGTTGATAGGTAATTGGGAATTAAATTTAATATCTATTCCTGTTGAACCTTACTTAACTCCACAAGCTACAATAGAATTTATAAAAAAAGAGTGCTCTCCTCATGTAATAGTACATTGTACAGATACAAAAAATATTTTTGAATTTTTAGATGGAGGAGAGTTATCACCGGTAGAAGATTATGCAATATTCTATACGTCAGGAACCACAAGCAATCCAAAAGGAGTGGTACAAACAAGAGAAGCAATGAAATACAATGCAATAGCAGTAGCAGAATTACACGAATTTAATAAAAATTCTGTACATCTAACAGCATTACCTTTGTATCATTGCAATGCTGCAGCAATGAGTTTGTTTGGCAATTATTTCATGAATGGCACAGCAGTATTTCTTAAAAAATTTAAACCAGAAACATATTTCGAATATTGTGAAAAATATCAAGCAGGCACAGCCAATCTAGTACCAACAATGATAGCAGATTTATTAGAAGCTAAATTAAAATGGCCCACTCAACTTAGATATGTATTAACAGCAGCCACAGCATTAAGTCAAGAAATTTGTAAAAAATTTTATAATCTATATGGATCAAAATTAAGACAAGGCTACGGATTAAGTGAAGCAATTAATTTTTCATTCACAATGCCTTTACTCAATGACATAGAATTTAAAAAACACATGGTAGACAATTATCCTGCAGTTGGTCTACCTATACCAGGAACAGAATTTAAAATAGAGAATGGAGAAGTATTTGTTCGAGGACCAAACAATATGAGATGTTATTGGAATAATAAAATAGCTACAGAAGAAACTATAATCAATGGTTGGATAAAGACCGGCGACAAAGGAGAACTTCGAGATGGATTTTTAGTGCTTACTGGTCGTTTTAAAGAAATTATTATAAAAGGTGGCGACAACTATAGTCCTGTAATGATAGAAGACGAATTTAGACGATCAGGAATAACAGGAGATATTGTTGTGGTAGGATGTAAAGATAATAGACTTGGAGAAGATATTGCACTAGTAGCAAACAAATATCAAAAAATAAACATAGACAATAAAAAGTTACAACCTGCTTCTGTGCGTTATGGAAATATACAGAGAACACAAACAAAAAAACCTCAAAGAAAATTAATGTCTAAAGGTATGGTGTCTATGTCTTTGCCCACAGAAGAATATAATAATACTCTTAAATCAGCCGGAAGAATTGCGGAAAAAATTATTCTTAAAACTCCCACAACACCACAACAAAAATATCTTTATAACATATCTAAAAAATTAATAAAAAATGCCGGAGAAGAAAACTGTTATAACTCTGTTAAACCTTTTTTTAACGCAATAGAATCTAAACTTGATGTTTTTTGGAATGGAGATTTAAAAGAACACATATTTAAAGGCATGACCAAAGAATGGGAATCTTTAATGAATGACACACCTATGGGAGGTTTTCCTAAATTAGCACATCAGTTTTGTTTAGAAAATAATTTGTATCAAGGAAAAATTTTAGAAGTTGGGGCAGGCGTTGGAAACTTTAGCAAATATATTCCTGCAGGAGTTGATTATATTCGCAGCGATTTAAAAAGCAGTTTTTTAAAAGGAGATTATAAAAATGAAATAATATTAAACATAGATGATCCTTATACTATAGACAACGCTTTTAATATGATTGTTGGAATTAATGTTTTTCATTGTGCAAAAAATAAACAAAAAGCCATACAAAATGCTTATAATAACTTGCTACCAGGAGGATATCTACTGTTAGGAGAAGGACAAGCCCCTGGAGATGTATGGGCATTAGATATATTGTTTGGTTTTATCGATGGCTGGTGGAATCGGGGTGGATTTATAGATAGATATAAATGGTTAGATATGTTTAATGTTTTATCGCCGTCAGAAATAGGATATTCTGTTTATCGTGAAGGTAAGTATGATTTGGGAGGCATACTCTGGTTAAAAAAATAATATGAAACAGTGGTTTGAGTGGCAATTTAAAAATCAACGTAAGAATAATCAATGGGATCAGTGGACTGTTCCTTTAATTAATCTTAAAAAAGATTTAGATTGGTTTTTTCAAGAAGTAAAAACAAAAGTAAAAACAAAAGAAATTCCTACATGGTTTGAAAATGTTTTCTATAGAAAAGACTGGACTGACAGAACTGCGTCCGGCACAGAAGGATCTGTAACTAGCGAAGAGTTATGGAATTGGACACACGAAGAATCCTATAAAGATTTAATGGACAAAGCAGGTATTACTAAAATAACAGAATTCCCACAAAATATAAAAAATCGATTAATTCCTATATTAGCAGAAAAACTTTCTTTACAAGAAGATACTATTAATTTTTACTGTCATAATGAAGGACCTGGACATCATTTTCCTATGCATTTTGATAGAAATCGATGGGGTAAATTTTCTTTAAATGAAGACACTTCTTATAATAAAAATTATGGATTGTTTCTTATATTTTTTGATGATTGGCAACACGGACAGGCATTCCAACAAGGCACTAAATTTTTAACATGGAAATCTGGAGATGTTTTTACTTGGGATCATGAGAGTACACCACACGGTAGTTGCAATTTTGGATATGAAGATAGATATACTTTATTAGTAAATGGTGAATTTAAAAAAGATTAATAGAATTATCTTTGACTTTTAAAGAAAATAAACTATAATACAAGTATGAGAACGCTGTTATTATTGTTATTTTTTACAATCAATAGTATTGCCGTGTCTATGGAACCGCACCAAGAATTAGGTGTGATTGGATTGATGTATCATCGTTTTGATGAGAACAAATATCCTTCAACCAACGTACGAATGCGAGACTTTGAGAATCAACTCAAGATGATTCGCAAGATGAAATTAGATTTCATCTCTATTGAAGAGTTTGATGATTATGTGCATGGACACAGAGAACTTTATAATAAAAGAGTATTGCTGACCATCGATGATGCCTATGCCAGTTTCTACAAAAATGCTTGGCCTATACTGAAAAAAGAAGGCATACCTTTTGTGTTGTTCTTAAACACCAGAGAAATCAATCAAAAGAATCGAAATTACATGACCTGGGCACAGGTGCGAGAGATACACGAATCAGGAATAGGAGTGATAGGACATCACAGTTACTCACACGATTATCTAATGAACAAAAGTCGAGATGATATACAGAATGATCTGTGGCAAGCCAACAAAGACTTTCAGAGAGAGTTAGGATCCATACCCGAGTACTTCTCATATCCATTTGGAGAGTACGGCCTAGAGTTCAAGGAGATGGTCAAAGACATGGGATTCAGATTGGCATTTGGACAGCATTCAGGAGTGATAGACAGTGTCAAGGATAGATACGAGCTGCCACGATTCCCCATCAATGAGAATTGGGGCAAAGCTGATCGATTTGAAATGGTGTTGAACACACTGCCCATGCCCTACATAAACTTCTTGCCCGCAGACAAGAAAGTGTCAGAGTTTAATAATCCACCACAACTAGAGATAGAGTTTGTGCCAGGGTTGAAGAATCTTAAGAACATAGTGTGTACTACTAATGATGGAGACAGCTGGCCCACTGTACCTATTAGATTCATAACAGAAAATAGAATAGTCATAGAACCGCTGAATCCTTATAGAGTAAGAACTGCTAGAATCAATTGCAGTTTTGCTGACACTGCTAAAAAGTATCGTTGGTTGGGCATACAGTTCGTCTTACCACACATAGCCTCCGACAAATAAAGATAGCAATTGACACGAAGCACAAAGCCATATATTATACAATTATGAAAATACCAGAAAATGATAAAATTGTAACAATCAAAATGACCACTGGCGAAGAAGTGGTTGCTAAGATCAAAGACCAAGATGATCTTACTATAACATTAGACAGACCTGTGGTGATAATGATCAGCCAACAAGGATTAGCATTTGGAGCATTTATTCCCACTATGGAAAGTGTTAATGGAGTTCCTATTAATAAATCAGCCATAGTAGCTATAGGACCTTGTTTAGACAAAGTATGTACAGAATATTCTAACGCAGTAAGTCCAATTAAGACTGTAGCAAAAAGTTCATTAATTGTTTAATTGACCAATTGACTTACAGCATGACAGTGTTATAATACTGTAATATGAATATTTGGTTAGTAGATCTAGAAGCAGTAGAAACAAGATACACTAAACAGTGGAAGATAGAACTACCTAAAATTTTAAAAAAGAATAATCACACTGTTAAAACAATATCCGGAGGCGAATCTCCTCAAGCAACAACTCCAGGCGCTTTCCTCAATTTTGGAGGAACCAATGTTTACAAGAGTAAACAATTGGAAATTATAGGCACAGCATTCTGTAACGGAGAAGTACAAGATGGTGATTATTTCTTATACACTGATGCTTGGAATCCCACAGTGATTCAACTCAAATACATGGCAGAATTATTAAACGTAAAAATTAAGATAGGTGGCATGTGGCACGCAGGATCCTATGACCCGCAAGACTTTCTAGGCAGACTGATAGGTGATAAACCTTGGGTGCGTATGGCTGAACGCAGCATGTTTGAGTGTTTTGACCACAATTACTTTGCTACTGATTTCCATATTGATATGTTCTTACATAATTTAATGGATCTAGGTAGATTGGCTGACAAAGAAACTGTGGATCAAATGTTCCAGTTAGGTAAGATAGTGAGATCGGGATGGCCCATGGAATATCTCGAAGACACATTACTAAATTATAAAAATATATCCAAAGAAAATATTATATTATTCCCTCATAGATTAGCCCCTGAAAAACAATTAGATATATTTTTAGATCTTAAAAAGTCTATGCCACAATATGAATTTGTAGTGTGCCAAGAAAAACAACTGGATAAAAATCAATATCATACCCTATTAGGCAAAAGTAAAATGGTATTCAGTGCTAATTTACAAGAGACCCTAGGTATTAGCTGGTATGAAGGTGCTCTTGTTGACTGCATTCCTATGATACCAGATCGATTGAGTTATAAAGAAATGGCTTTGGAAGAATTTAAATACCCTTCTCAGTGGACTGAATCTTTAGAATCTTATTATAAACATAAAAATTTAATAATAGAAAAAATAAAAAACTACATGGAAAACTATCAAAATTATCTACCATTGTTAGGTACTCAAAAAGAAATATTAAGTAAAGAATATTTTTCTGCAACAGATTTATATAATAATTTATCAGCATGACACACACAATTATATTGAATGGAGTACATTCCGCAGTGGACAAAGTGGAATTAGCAAGAGCTATACAGAAATCTGTCAAAGGCAACATAGATTACAAATATCTAGATCCTTGTTTAAATGTATCTAAAAAAGTCACAGCAGAATATAAAACTGTGGGACATATGATTGCTGAAGTATTAGAAAAAGAGCGAATGGGAGATTACAAAGGCAGCACTGTGCAGGTTACTCCGCATATCACAGAAGAGATTCGTAAATGGATAGTAAAGACTGAAGCCAAGAACACTGTCACAGTGATAGGTGGTAACGTGGGCGACTTAGAAAACCAATTGGCCATAGAAGCAGTGAGAGAGATGACACTGAAAGAAGATGTGAGAATTGTGCTGTATGTACCAGTACCATATCTAAAAGCCGCAGGAGAGATCAAAACCAAACCTGTGCAACACTCTGTGAAAGAATTGATGCGTATGGGTATCATGCCCTATGCACTGTGTCTAAAGAGTGATATGGACCTACGAGATAACGAGTTAAAAAAAATAGCCATGTTCACAGGTGTGCCACAGGATAGAATAGTATGGCATACCAACGGATTAGGTGATTGTGGTAAGAAATTAGCAAGAACAATATACGGAAATAAAAAATGATTGTACAATTGAATCCAGCTCTGCCTATAATAACCCCCAAAGGAGAAGCCTATGCTCATTTCTTAATTGATTATGGCATGGAAGAACATCTACTATGGGTATGCTTTATTAATGAAACTGGAGAATGTTGGACATTTAGAAATCCACAAATAAGATTAAAACCTAATGAGACTTTCAACAGATCAAAAACATCCAATATAAAATGAAACCATACGAAATTATAAAAGAATTAGAGAGTGATAACTCACGCAAGTTCAAAGAGTCCGTGATTGCTCGTGAAGACTCAGCTGATAATATTCAGTTTTTTGAAGGTGTTAGTATGGCTATGGATAAACTGAGAACATTTGGTTTAAAACAAGTTCCGGAATCACAACAAGATGGTCGAGGCATAGACTGGGGAGATTTTAAAGAAATAGCTCGACAATTAGAAGAAAGAGAAACTACAGGTAATACTGCAAGACAAGCAGTACAAAAATTATGTGATGATAGTCTGCAAGACGAATGGAATTACTGGTATCGTAGAATACTAATCAAAGATCTAAGATGTGGAGTTACAGAAAAAACAATTAATAAATTTTCTAAAATTAAAGTACCAGTGTTTGAATGTATGCTGGCAGATGACAGCAAGAAACATGAGAGCAAATTAAAAGGACAGGT